GATTTCCAAAACATAACATTCAAAACTAAAAATACCGAGCGGGTGCGTATCGTGGCAGATGGTAAGATGGGTATCGCAAACACGGCACCCTCCGAGGCTCTCACCATTGGGGGAAACCTTAAAATTAACGGAAGTAACGCAGCCATATTTGGAAATGCCCAAACCTATATGAAATCCTATGCCGACCCTGCACTTAAACAAAATAAAATTGAGAACGTCGTCGGTTCGGGGAAGGGTCTCAACTTCTATGCGAGTACAACATCCACGATGGGTCCACCAAAAATGACCATCCTAGAATCCAGTAATGTTGGTGTGGGGACGGCCACCCCCCAAGGTCTCCTTCACACCTCGGGTGGAACTGTTCTCGTTAATGGACCAAACCAATATACCAATAGTTTTAATAATGATGGAACACCGTTGATCGTATCAAATACAACATCAATAAGTAACAGTACACTTGACGTAGCAAATGTTATGCATTTAACCAGAGAAGGTACGTCTGTTCGAGATGGTGTACGTGCAACTTTAAAGATGGGGAAATATAGTTTAGATTCTGGCAAATCTAAATCTAAACTTGATATATTTTTATCCGATGATAGGTACACGGATGAAACAGAGGTGTTAACATTACGCGCAGATGGCCGCGTCGGTATCGGGCATACACAACCCACGGCACATTTAGAAGTTAAATGTACTGGTATTAGTAATCCAGAAACAAACGGCTTACTCGTACACAATCACGCAAATGGAGATGCTATTATGGCTGCACAAGCCGATTCACTCGAGGGAAATGCGTTCACAAGTTTTATATTGAATGATGGACAAAATCGTTCCGGGTGGTCAATGGGTGTCGCAAACAATAATGATTTCAGAATCGCACAAAATCATGAGAAAGTTACAGATTCGACTGCCGTAGCATTGTACATAAGTGATAGTGACCGCAATGTTGGTATAGGTACAGATGTACCCCGTGGTAAACTTGAAGTAGATGGAAATATCGTTTTGGGACATCAACTTACATTTGGTGGTGTCGATACAGATCAATTTTCAAATACATTCATTCGGGAGAGACAATATAATATCGATGGTAAATCTGAACTTATAATTTTCAAAGGTAATGAAACTACGGGTGCTGGTGGTCCAGATAGAATTAGAACTATCGCTCCATTGCATGAATTCCAGACATATGATTCAGCTGGTTTAAGTCAGTCTGAAGTTGAAGACGCCATTACGAATGGCACGGGTGTGTCCAGCCTTTTGACCATCAATGAAGATCGTGTGCTCATCGGTACCTCCACTGACCCAGGTGGAAACTCAAAGCTCTTTATAAACGGTGGTTTCGAGTTTCCCCAGGATCAGAAAATCATCACAGGTTCGATGGATATATTCTCCACGAGTACAACACCATCCCGTGGTATCATAGAGACAGTAGAAGACACCGACCTGACCTTCCGTAATAGAACTGGTGGAACCGCGACAGAGTTTTTACGCTTCACGCACGAGGGCCTCATAGGTTTCGGTACAAACTCACCCTCCACAAATGTACACATATACTCGGGGGTCACGACAGATATCGATGTTCTCAAACTTGAGAGCCCCGGGACCAATACAAAGACTGGTATCCTCCTCAATACAAACGCCAACTATGGTGGGTACCTCAGAGGCTTCAGTTCTGGAAGTATACATGGTACAGTCTTGGGTGGTGTAAACAATGGCGCCGAAAGTGATGGCCTCCACGTCATACATACCAGTAACGTGGGTGTGGGGACTTCGGCACCAAACGAAAAGTTCCACGTCTACGATGGTACGGCACGAGTTGAACATTCCTCAAGCAACGCCGTCATTCAACTCAAAACGACCGCGGGGACATCAGACATACATGGTGATGTGTCGGGTAATGTGTACATCACCCCCCATTCTGGTGAGTTGTTCCTAGAAAGTGATGTAGAGGTCTCTGGGGATCTCGTTATCAAGGGTCTTATCGATCTTGGTGAACAGGTCGCTATCGGTTTAGGGGGGTCACTCGCACAGACCGACCTTCATGTTGGTGGTGGTATGATCACTAACTCTGGGCAGGTGGCCTGTAAGAGGTACTCAAATGTAATAGTACAGAGTTCCCCAAGTGGGAATAATACGAAGACTCTAACCTTTGGAAATGGTGCATTCTATGCGAAGATTGTAGCTTCTTTGAGGGAGTACGATGAAGACAAAGACAACATGAGCACCCTAATTCTTGAAATAAATGGTGGTACGAGTGATGGGACAACACCAGGTACGGCTATAACAATCGGTACAAAGAATATTTTTGGAAACGTGGGAACCGCCTATCCGTGGAGTTCTTCAGTAACTACTACCGGAAATTCAATCACAATTCAACCACTCTTTTTGACCAATTTGGGAACCCCACGGAAATATAAATTCGATATCTTTGTGGAACTCATCTCATCGACCAGTGGTAACCTGGTATCTATAAAGAGTGGGTCTCTTACACACGCAACATTCACATACTAAATTTACATTGGGGGAAAACCCCTCGGTAGATTTATTACATTTACGCCCTGATGGAATCAGAGACGGCGAGAATAATCACGCCGACAATGAAACCCATGATGACGTAATTCATTTCAGTTTCTTCGCGACCAACCGTTGGCTCCTTGGCCACCGGTTCTTCGACAACTTTCTGATGTCGGACAGGAGGATCTACCTCCTCAAGCGGACAGTACGCTATCATTTATATATTATTTAGAGATTAATTTCAGTCTTCTTTTTCCGTCTGGTCCTCTTAGCCTTTGCGGCCCCCACGTTGACCTCCTTCACCTCACCACCTGTGGAATCACCTGAGATGGACATTATGTCGGAGACGTCCTCCTCTTCTTGGATTGTGGGGGGTGTCGTGTTCATTGGGGGTGGTGGGGGCATCATGATGCCCCCCATCAAACTAGAAATGTCTAGACCTGGGCCCTGCATCTCGTACTGCCCTGTCCCACCAACTGGGGCCTCTGTGGCCGGTCCCCCGGGGTTCCGTGTCGTATTTTGGACGGCATTCATCATATTCTTCACGAGATCGGGGTTCTGCTTCATCACATCATTCATGTTGGGCATCACCGACTTGAACATCGAGTTGGTCAGGTGGAACATCATGGCCGAACCACCCAACATCATGATGAGCTTGACCTCTGGGGCTACGCTGACCTTTGACCGATACTTGACATAGAGTTCCTCAAATACACCATCATAGTCGTCAACATTCTCCATGATAGACTCAGACCACCCCTCCAACTGAATCTCGAAGGGGTTGTACCTCTTGTTGAGGAACTCGAGACCAGTCACACACGCCACAAGCATACGTCTAGAAAACCGAATTGACTGCTCCACATCAATACTGTAGGTAATCCTCTTAACCTCAGCCCTAAGTTCCTCAACATTTGAGTATGCGTTGAGGCGCTTATTCACAGAGAACCCCTTCTTCTCCAAGCGTGTCAACTTGTTTATGAGATCTGACTTCTCCTCGTCAATCGAGGTGTACCCCTTGGAGGGTTGCTCACCTGATGGACCCTCCCCCATCTGGGGCTCGTCGTCGTAAAATGCTGGTTCGTCCTCACCGTAATCAATCTCCTCCTCCTGCATGGGCTGCCTTGGGGCAGTCTGCTTGTTGGGGTTTACAAAGGCGTCCATCGTTTCCTGTTCTTGGTGCATGGGTCTCTGGGGTCGATAAGGAGCGGGTCTGGGTACAGGCTGGGGACGGGGGGCTGAAATCTCTATTTCATCCATCAGGGCCTGCTCGTCGGCGTCTAATTTCATAACAGTCGTGTGTCCGCGGTCGATGATTATTTCTTCATCCATCTACTCTTTATGTAGAAACTAAAAAAATTACCTTTAACGCAGTTTATAAAAAATGTTGATACATTATAAATGTTCAAGTTCAATAAGACCAACAGGAATGCTCTCACTTCCATCGTCATACTTTTCTCAATCATATCCGTCCTAGGTATCATGAAGAAAAGCAGCAGATACCAGCCCATGCCAATCAAGATCGAGATTGTCAGTGACAAATCCATCTTCGATCTCGAGAACCGCATGGAATGTGTACCAGGGTCGGGTAAGGAGGACAGCCCCTACACAAAGAGCCTCACCCCAGGTGGTCTCTGTGGCGCCCAAAAGCTTGTGGGTGACCACGCTTCCTACAAGATTGCCGAAGGAATCGGTGGATCTTTAATCTAAACTAACTATAAATGGCTCTCATCACATCGCCAACAGAGATGATCCCAGACCTCAACTATGAATATCACACAATCACGGTTGATACGATTGGTCAAACGGCGGCGAACACCTTTACTTGTTTTTTGAACCAACCCGTCCATAATGTTGTCCAGGCCAGACTTTTGGCTGCGAGAATTAATACAGTTGCACCTATCAGTGGGACAGGTCACTGCTATGTTTCGATTGAAGAACTAGACTCTATTTTTTCGGATCGAGCGTCAAACGTTCTCGCCGGACAAGCCACTATGAGCGTGGTACGAAATTCATTTGCCAGTCTCGTTACAACGGATGACACTGGACTCATTAGCTTTAGAGATAATTACCCAATCGTAACCCAGTATATAAATCCCATTCGAACAATTAGTCGTTTGACCATTAATATCCGAAACCAAGACGGTGTTCTCATTGAACCACCAAGTCCAATCGAAGATAACTATTTAGTCCTCCGTTTTGTGTGTAGGAAACCCAACCTGTAATTTTCTCCCCATAGAGTAGTATACCATGTCCGCTGGTGTTGTTCAATTGATTGCTATAGGTGCCCAGGATGAATATATCATGGGTAATCCCGAAATATCCTTCTTTAGTTCACACTTTAAAAGACATGCTAACTTTTCACAGTCCAATGAAAAACAAACAATTCTTGGAGCAGTGAAAAGTAATTCAATGTCCAGTGTTAATTTTGAACGCTCCGGGGATCTCCTCGGGTACGTGTACTTCGCCGCAGATGATTCGAGTCAAGCCCAATCTATAGATGATTGGAGAACCCTGGTAGATAAGGTTGAACTCCTCATCGGTGGCTCCGTCGTAGATACCCAAGATTCCATATTCAGTGAGAAAATTGCCATAGATACGTTCGCCCAAAATGTGTCCAAGAGTTCAATGGGACCACACCCTGGTACGAGCTCATCCTCCTACTTCTACCCCCTCCGCTTCTTCTTTTGTGAGAGTGCACAATCCGCAATTCCCCTTGTGGCCCTAAACTATCACAATGTAGAGTTGCGTATCTATTGGGGACCAAATGCGTCCGCCTATAACATAGAATGCTTTGCAAACTATTACTATATAGATACCCAAGAACGTGCACAAATTTCCAAAAAGACCCACGACATTCTCATCACCCAAGTTCAAAAGAACATTCCATCCCAAACCCGGATCCAAGAACTCACATTCAATCACCCCGTGAAGTATATCGCATCATCAAATACATCCGTTGTAAGCTCCCTAACTTCACCATCAAATAAAATTAAACTCACCATAAATGGTCTAGATGTTGGTAACTATAGGTGGAGTCAACCACACTTTATCGACGTCATGAACTACTATCACACCAACTTTGTGACCTCGCCCGACTTTTTCCTGTACTGCTTCTGCCTCATGACCAGCTCCTATCAGCCCACAGGGACCCTCAATTTTAGCCGCCTCAATTCAGCCAAGATTATGAGCGAATCCCTAGACATATTGGATCCCATATACGCAGTCAATTACAATATATTACGTATACAAAATGGTATGGCCGGTCTCTTGTATGCAAACTAATTATTCGTGTAAATAAAATCAAGTGTTATATAAATGGTAAAGAACTTACCGACAGTGGAGAGGTCTACGAGAATCCGCTTCGGTAAAAATTGTAGACAGGAACAGGCAGATAATACCATAGTCTTTAATGCCAGTGACGAGTTCCTAGAAGCAAATACCTCAAATGCCATCTATATGACACCCATGCGGTTAAACGAAGATTTATCCGATAGAAATGTCACTGTGCTCGCATATAATCGGGTGACCAAAGAAATTACAGATTCGGGTGCCGTGGCTGAAGATGTTTTCGATATCACACTCCAAAATGCCACCACCAACGGTAATGTGACCGCCAACGTCGTATCTTTTAATAACCCGGAAACGAGTGTTACCACACTCTCAAATGTTGGGGTGGCAAATGGATCACCGGTGCACACCCTAGATGTGGGGTCAAATCTTTACGTCGATGACACCGGGTCCAACGTTCTCGTCGTCTCTGGGAATACCCACATCATCCAAGACCTCGTCGTCGATGGCAATGTCCTCGTGGAAGGTGTTGTAACCTCATTCCATAGTGAAAACTTCAAGGTTCGAGATGGAATCATAGAGTTGGGGAAGGACAACACCCTATTTGACACAACACTGGACCTGGGTCTCGTCCTAACACGACCAGAATCAAATGTCACCATCGGGTTCGTCGAAGCCACCGATGAAATCATCCTCGCCTACACCCAAAGTAGCGCAAATGGGAAAAGCCTAGTCCCCCTAACATCCGAAGATGTCAATGTTCATGTGTACGGTAGACTCTACACCGAAGCCAATGTGGGTATCGTCAATACCTCCCCCATACACACCCTAGATGTGGGGTCAAACCTCTATGTGGATGATGTGGGGTCAAATATTCTCGTCGTCACCGGGAATGTTGAGGCCACCGCATACTACGGAGATGGTACAACACTCACTGGTGTCGCACTCCTGTCAAACTTCGATAGCAACGTTTCTCGAATCCAAGTTTTGGAAATCGACCTCGCCTCCAACGCCTCTAGGGTTGGCACATTGGAAACCGACCTCACATCGAATGCCTCTAGGGTCGGGACACTAGAGACCGATTTAGCCTCTAATGCCTCTAGGGTTGGCACATTGGAGGTGGATCTCACATCGAACGCCTCTAGGGTCGGGACCTTGGAGGTAGACCTGGCCTCAAACGCATCTAGGGTCGGGACCTTGGAGGTAGACCTGGCCTCCAATGCCGCAAGGGTCGGGACACTAGAGACCGGTTTAGCGGGTGCCGAAGCTAATATAGTCACAATCAACAATGACCTCGTGACCACAACCACCCGTGTAAGTGTTTTAGAAACAGACCTCGCCTCCAATGCCTCTAGGGTGGGGGTCCTAGAGAC